TAAATGAAACTAGGAATTATGTGTTCTGGCAACGGAACCAACTTCGAGAACATAATTACAAATCCTATTTGCAAAGAACATGAAGTTGTGTTGATGATACACAATAAAAAGAAATGTGGTGCTGCTAAGAGAGCAGAGAAGTGGGGTATTCCTCATTGTTATGTTAGTCATAAAGAAGAAGATCAAATGATAAAACTCTTTGAGGCATGGAGAGTTGATCTTATTGTATTAGCAGGATACATGAGAGTATTAAAGAAACCATCCGAGTTTCCTTGTCCTATCATTAATGTACATCCTTCATTACTACCAAAGTATAAGGGATTGAATGTAGTTGAGAGAGCAATGGAGGCTGGTGATAAAAAGACTGGATGTACGGTTCATTATGTTAATGAGGAACTAGATGGTGGAGAGATAATTAAGCAAGGTGAGGTTCCTATATTACCTGATGATACAGTAGAATCATTAACAAAAGCAATTCAGAGAATGGAATATGGAATATTACCAGCAGCAATCCAAGAGTTGAGTAGGCATAAATTTTTGTAAAAGAATATTGCTAAATTCACACATTCGTGCTATAAATAATATCAGTCACCGAAAGGTACACATAGAGAGGTAAAAAGCATTAAACCTTTTTGTTATGAGGTATATTATTGTAAATTTGTAGTCAATGGAGAAGATTAATGCACAACCTAATTTCATTTAATCAATTAGCAGGTTCATATGAGGATGAACAGGATGCCCAGCTCACGGAATACTACGAGTGCTTAATCGAATGCGATGAAACACAGTCAGTTTGTAAACGTATCTGTAGGGAGGTTTTAGTTTAGAGTTCAAGTAAACACAGTTCTATTCTAATCAAATGCTAATTCATTCACATCCACCTTAAGTGGGTCAATCTAGTAAATATTCAACAACCCTTGACATATTCTGTCAGGGGTTTTATAATGGATACATATATAAGATTATTATGAAATCGTCAGACAGAATTGCTGATGCTCTCGAACGGATTGCCAATATCCTAGAGAGTAATGTTCATATCAGCATTGATCATGGACACATTGAAGCAATAGACCATGCTCACATTGATGATATTGGTGAGATACATGGAGATGTTATTACCCACCCTAAAGCATTTTAATCATGCCTAAAGAAAAAGTATATGTTCCTGTAGTGGAACCAAAGTCAACCTCATACCTAGAATACATTGAACTTGGTAGGACTGTAACTCCACAACCAGTATTCAAAAAGGATACTGTTCGTGTTCGATTACTACAAAGAAGTTTGGGTAATCCAGCAGAAACCTTTGATACAGAAAAGCATTGGGAATATGATGTTCCATGGCCAGTAGAAGAGGTTAAGGAAGTAGTTGTAGAGGAGCAACCAGTAAAAGAAAAGAAAACTTTATTACAGAAACTTAGAAATGCCTAATCAACAATCTATCAAATTTACTATTAGGCAAGATGGTACTGTAACTGAAGAAGTTATTGGTGCTACTGGTGATACATGTGTAACTCTAACTAAAGAACTCGAAGATAGACTTGGAGTTGTTGAAAGAGTTGAACATAAACCAGAGTATTACTTAAAGCAAACCGTATCTAACACAGAAGATGTCACACTTCAGCACGATTAAGACTAAAATCAAAGAGAAACCTCAGTTAATTGAGGCACTTAATCTTCTTGGTGAAACACCTAATGTTCCCTTTGCTGGATGTAGTACAGTCGAACTTGTAATTACAGATCCAAGTCATGCAGAGCAACATCCTACCAAAGAGGTTGATGTTTCTATTGGAGTTGATATTGGATTTAAGTTGAATGAAAACACAGGAAATTATGAGTTAGTTGCTGATAGACAGACATGGGATAAGAATGTTCCTATCGAAAGGTTCGTTGATAAAGTTACTCAACAGTATGCTAGAATGGTTATACATTCGTCCTTAAAAGAAAAAGGATTTCAAGTAGAAGAAGAATGGGAAATGGATGATCTATCCATTGAATTAGTGGCCACTAGGTGGGATTAAATTTATGAAAATTATGCCGACAAAACAAAAACATCAAGTTAAATCTAGGTGGTATTATATCTTCTGGGGTGCTGCAACTGTATCAGTATTCGCAGGTCAAATTTATGTTGGTTCTGGTTATCGTCAGATGTCAGAATCTTTTAATCGTATTATAGATACAGTAGTAATAGAACTGGAGAGAACTTATAATGGACAGAAATTCTATTGACAAATCAGATCATTCGTCCTATACTGAACGAGATTATTGGGAAGGTAGGATTCCCGATGAACTATTTGAAGAATATCTTCAAAAGTACGGATATGAGTACACTCCTTAGTGGGGGGGGGGTTGACAAATATCTAAATAAATTATATAATATGAAAAATGTCAGAAGCAGCGACTATCGCAAATGCTTTGTTGAAGTAATTCAACCGACATCAATGACAAAACCGTAAACCTTATCAAGGGAACTATTATGACTGAGCAAATCAGCAACAAGGATCTATTTAAGCAGATTCCTACAACACAAGATGATCCTCTTTGGGATTTGATTATAGACAAAATGGACACCTATGCACCACATGAGAAAGTGGAAGGCATGGTGCATTATCGTAGAGAAGTTCTTCCTGTTTCCAAACCAGTTAGAAGAAGTGGAGAGGATAGTAGCAATTTAAACCTTACTAGAGCAACTAATCCAGATAGAGATAACTTAAACACTATTGAAACAAGAGGCTTAAATGTTAGTTGTTATCCACCAAAAACAGTAATAACTACCGACTTAGTAGAGAAAGAACCTGTAGATCCTATTGAAGAGGATTTATTTGGTGGTTATGGAAGATCTGGCAAGTTTGATGATCTTGGTATAAAGTTCTGGGTATATGATCGTTACATACCATCCAATCAACTTGGTAAGATGCAGACTGGTCTTAAGGATGTCTGTGAAGATGCTGGAATATCCGATAATGGAAAAGTATCCAGCAAAGCACCTACTAAGGAGGATTATGTTTCTCTTTCTTTAACAAAGATGGAGAGGCATGGTTGGAAAGAACCAGAACTTCGTTTGTGGTATGATGCAATAGATCATGCTCTCAGTGCAAAGCAAGTTAATGCTTATATCACTGATGCTATTCGCATAGAAACTGCTAGAGGTCGTATTGAGTGGAGAGATCAAAAGTATGTTAAGCAACAGGCAAAAACTCAGAAACTTGGTAATTTAATACCACTTAATACTGATGGTGCTGAAGATGGAAACCGCCAAAGATTTGAGCGTATTCTTGTTCCTGCAATGAAAGCATATATGGTATCACATGAAACTCAAAAGTTATGCTTACATAACACTAAAGTTTCTAATCATCAAGACTATGATCTTTCTAATGAGAAAATGGTTGATGTAATTAAAGAAGACTTACAGTTAATTAATGATTTTGTTGACCATTGGAGAGTATTTAAGACAGACCCAATCTCAGTAACACACAGAGTTACCGAAAAAATTGGTGAAGATGTTGATTTGGGAGTTATTGTTCCCTTTGATGTTGAAGACTAAAACCAGTCAACAAACTGACACAAGCCCCCTATACAGGGGGTTTTTTTATGCTATTATATAAATGTTGAGGGATCTCAACACCATTTAGGCAAGGGTCTATGGTTGTCTCAATTCAGTTGAGAAATTACGCCCTGTAAGTCCTTAACACACTATTTCGAGGAGATGGATGTGCCTCGTGGATCGCAACCACAGAAAGAACTAACATCCCTATAGTTTCCCATTGCATTATTATTCTATGCCAACTGCATCTACAGCAAAGAGATCAACAACTCCACGCAAAAGACGCACTCGTAAAACATCAACAACTGTTTCCAAATCTATACCTCTAAATACTCCAGTTGCTAAGCCAATCGTGACTGAAGATGTTAAACAAGAGAGTAAAGTTAAGACAGTTGTTAACAAAATACAACAGTTAAATGGAATTGATTTTGTTATACTTCCTCTGATCTATCTCGAAGCATTTGTAGTAAACTTTCTACAGAACTTGGAGGTCAAAGTACCAGAGAGAGTGGCAATCAAATAACTGTCACACAGACCCCTTCACAGGGGTCTTTTTTATGTTATATTATAATCATTGAGAAAAGTTTTTATGATTACATTACGTCCACATCAAACTGATACAGTTAATGCAATGTGGGGTAACGATAAAGGTCAGATCATTGTACCTACTGGTGGTGGTAAGACCATGTGCATGATTGATGATGCTTTATTATATCTTAGCAGTGGTCATAAGACTATCGTTGTAGTTGCACCTCGTATATTATTAGCAGAGCAATTATCATCAGAGTTCTTAGAGATTATACAGAAAAAGTATCAATTTATCAATGTATTACATGTTCATAGTGGTGAAACTCATCATTTTAGCACAACTAAAGCAGATGTAATTAGTGAGTGGGATAAAGTTAAAGGTAATAAGATTATCTTTACAACTTATCATTCTCTTCATAGAATAGTAGAGTCAGATATTAATGTTGATGTAATATACTTTGACGAGGCTCATAATGCTATTCAAAAGAACTTTATTGAGTCTGTTGAGTATTACTCAATGTATGCAAAACGCTGCTATTTCTTTACTGCAACTCCAAAACATTCAAAGACTCCTTTTAAAATAGGAATGAATGATGAGGATATATTTGGTAAAGTATTAATCAGTGTACCAGCACCACAGTTAGTAGATGGTGGGTTTATTCTACCACCTAAAGTAACAATCAAGAAGATAGATGAGACTGATGACAGTAGATTTAGACATGAGAAAGACTGTGACAATGTAATAGATAGCATTGATGATTGCAACAAGAGTAAGGTACTTATCTGTGCAAGATCTACCAAACAAATTGTTAGTTTGACATCACTAACTGACTTCTGCATACAGTTAAGAACTCGTGGATATTCATGGATGTATATTACATCAAAGACTGGTGCAGTTGTTGACGGTAAGAAAGTATCTCGTGAAGATTTCTTCAATACATTGAATGAATGGGGTGCAGATGATGATAAGAAGTTTGTAGTATTACATCATAGCATATTATCTGAAGGTATCAATGTATCAGGATTAGATACTGCAATATTCTTAAGATCAATGGATTACATAACAATCAGTCAAACTATTGGTAGAGTTATTAGAAAAGGTAACAATACCAAGACTTATGGTTTAATATGTGTACCAGTCTATGATAGAGTAGGTATAACAACATCACGCAAAGTTGAAGCAGTTGTTGATACTGTTTTCAACAAGGGTGAAGCTGCAATTTCCACAGTAAGGAGTTAATTCTATGACAACTAACATTCAAGTGATTCAAAGATGGGAACATTATGCTGAAAATGCTTTCGATGTAATGAGAGCAGTTAAGCGTAAATGGAGAGATCCAAATAAACTTCAAAGACCAATACTTAGATTGTTTTATTGTGACATTAGTAGTGCAGGTTATTGTGTTAATAACTTACATTTAATTAGTGAAAATGCAATGAACAATTTGTTGTATGGAACTACAAAGAAAGAAAGAAAGATTGTACGAGATCATTATCTCTCACCTCAGTTTCTTTCGAGGTTCATTTATGACAATCAATCAGTGTATTTGGAAGATTTTGAAGAATTTAAGAAGATATTTTATCTTGCTTGTGGTATAGTAATTGTAACACAAGATGAGAATGATGAATTAGCAAAATTCACCAAAAGTGATGAGAAAAAAGATTTATTTGAGATATCAATTCCTACTGATAAGAAGTACGATGAAGTTGGTATTAAATTATATCAATATGAAGGAACACAAAAATGGAAGAATAGAACATTTACTCCAGTATCAAATAGTATATTAAATGTTCCTACTTATATACTAGAATATGAAAAACAGTATTTAAACATTGCATCATAATACGTTTGATGATATAATATTAGAGAGTAAGATGAGTTACTAAAATGAAATGCGAAGTCAAATGTTATGTTGCAGGTCAAGTATTCACAGTAGAATGTTATGCTGCTAATTATAATGATGCAAAGAAAGTTGCATTAGCACAATATCCAAATGCTAGGATAATGGGAGTCAATGCAAAATTTGATTAATACTATGACAGTTATTTTAGTGTCACACTCAAACTAAAACTTACCAATTTATATGTTATATTAATAATGTTCAATCTAAATCTATTTTACGAAATGCACGAATCTACACTTGACCTATTCGAGAAATGTGCTATTGATCCCAATGATATTGAAGCATTGGCAGCATATTATGAGGTAACTTGTGATTACTACATGGCAGAATTTCAAGGATTAGAGGAATATCAAGATGAGTAAAGATATTCCTACTAAAGATTACATGCAAGATGGATGGGACAGTGGGCCTATTGGTTGCCATCCATATAAACGTGGTTCACTTCACAATAAGATTGGAATGTGGATCATGTGGATTTTTTATGGTATAGTAATAGTACAAGTATTACATGTAATTAGTGTTATACCATTCTTTCCAATTACATTTCTAATGTTATCATTTGGAGCATACATATTGTTTCAAGGATGGATAGCAAGATGAATGATACAATTATCGAACAAATTTATGCTGAAAAGTATAATACAAATACTACAAGTCGTAAGGACATTGGTGACATTTATGTTGATGGAGTTCCTATCAATATAAAATCAAGTCATGTTGATAGAAATAACTATTCACCTAATCTTATTAGTGCTGATAAGTTATTCAATCATCTTAACAACCCAAGTAACAATTTACAGTTTATGTTTGTTAGATATGATGATAATAGTATAATAGATGAAAAGTTAATAGATGCAGAACACATTTCATGGGATTGTTTAGACATTAGATGTCAGGGTAAAGGTGTTATTCAACTTAGCAAATCTTTGAAAGTGGATAATACTCAAACCAGAGAACATTTCCTTAAAGGTTTATCTCAAGCATATAAAGTTTACATTACTAAAGAACGTAAAAAGTTAAACTTGTTAGAGGAGAAGTATTGTTAATGAAAGATTTAGTATTATTTGGTGATTGTAAACAAACACTATCTGCATTTATTGATAAGGCACAAATGTGTGTTACTTCTCCACCTTACTATGGTCTAAGAGATTATGGAGGGGAGGATAATCAAATAGGTCAAGAAGAATCTCCAGAAGAGTATATTCAAAACCTAGTAGAAGTATTCCGAGAAGTGCGTAATGTGCTAACTGAAGATGGTACATTATGGTTGAATATTGGTGATAGTTATTATAACTATAGACCAGGAAAAGGTCAAGGGTTAGTTAAACAAACTGTATCCAAGACTAAACAAGATTTACCAGATAAATGTGCAAGGCGAGGTAATAAATTAGATGGGCTTAAAGAAAAAGATTTAATTGGAATTCCTTGGATGTTAGCATTTGCATTAAGAGCAGATGGATGGTATTTAAGACAAGATATTATATGGCATAAACCTAATCCAATGCCAGAAAGTGTCAAGGATAGATGTACAAAATCACATGAATATATCTTCCTATTAAGTAAAAACAAGAAGTACTATTATGACAATGAAAGTATCAAAGAACCAGCAAAAGATTGGGGAACCAGAGATAGAACCAACGGTAAATACCACAACAAAGGAACAGGATTACAACCCCATTCTGGTCTTACTAAATCATATCGAACAAAGAATAAAAGGTCTGTCTGGTCGATAACAAATAAACCATATAAGGGGGCTCATTTTGCTACTTTTCCAAGAGATTTAGTTGAAACATGTATTAAAGCAGGTTCACGCAAAAATGATATTATTCTCGACCCATTTATGGGATCGGGAACTACTGCTATGGTTGCAAAAGAGTTAGGTAGGTATTACTTAGGGTGTGAATTGCATGAGGATTATGGTAATTTAATATATGACAGAACAGCACCCTACCACACAAACCTTGAAAAATTCTTTTGAGTGTGACAGTTATCAAAGTGACCACTATTTTCCCCATTCGTCCTGAAATAGAGTATTATATAAATGTTGAGAGATCACTAGGTTTCTAACTACTCTGACAGAATAAGAGAACGAATCGGATTAAGTTACCTCTCCTCTTATTCAATCATCTTAATTAGACTTGGTAAACAAGTTAGCATAGATGATAAGAAGCAGAGACATGACGTTAGAGTAATTTACTTACCCTAGTCTTTCAACATTTTCGTCCTATATTAACAACTGCCATGTCAGTACAAACTGAACAGAACGATTTACTCTTCTCTCTCGAAAATGCAGAGAATGGTCGTCAACTATTAGAAGTAGTTGAAGCTTATGTGGAGGGAAGTCGTCAAGAAGACTAATTTTAATTTGTAGTCATGGGGGTAATATACCCCCACTTTTTTTAAATTAAACATTTTTTGGTATTAACAAAATGAACAAAGATTTAGACAAAGAGTTATCACAATTAGGTGACGATTCATGGGATTCAGTATCAGAATCATTCTTAAATGATGAGAGTGGTGTTAAAGAAACCCTAGAATATGAAACACAAAAGTTACTTAATTATTTTTAATTGTTAACTTAAGTAACTACAACGCTACATATAGTAGTGATATATTTGTACCTGTTAATACACTATGAGTTAGTGAACTTGACAATACGCTATTAATCAAGTAAAATTAACACTATCAGCAGGTAATTATCATGCCCCAAACTCTTACCGACAAACAGAAATTAACACGTTATCGTGTTACTTTAGATCTAATGATTGACAACACATCTTGTACTAATCCCGAAGATTGGAATTGGTATAATTTACTTCAACTCGAAAGAAGTGAGCAAATTAATGATGTTTATGTTGAGAATATGGGTAAGTATGGTGCATGGGAGTCAGAAAAATGATTGATAAAGATATTAAAATAGATAGTGAATATAAAGTCACTATTACTGAAGATGAATTCGATCTCTATAAATTTGATAGTGATCGAAAGAGTGATTATTGGGAAGGATTAGAGTATGATGATGATATGGGATTTGATAATGATATATCATTTAATTATGATCCTTAAATTTAGTGTGACAGTTTGAGAGGCTGCACACTATTTTCCCATTCGTCCTGAATATCGGGTATTATAAAAGAGTGGAGGAAGTTCCTTAATTAGACTCGGTAAACGAGTTAGGATAGGAAGTTCGTCCACAAATTGAAAACATTACTTGGTAATTTTATGACACTAACTCCAGTCAAATTTGAAGATGGCACAACTCTTACTGAAAGAATTGAAAAGTGGGTGTATGTTTATACACAATCTTTGGAAGAAAACTACAGTAAGAGATACTCAAATTCATCCGATCCTGTTAAATTTGACATTGAAAAGGGTAGGAAGTATTTGAAAGTTAAGCAAGTTAATGGTGGAGTACATTCATTTGTTAATAGAAAAACAGGTGAAGTTTATAAACCAGCATCTTGGAGGGGGCCAGCCAAATATGTAAGATTTGACCTTAGAGTTATTAGTGATCGTCAGAAATTGCATGATCCTAATTTTACAGATTGGGCAGGTGGTTATCTCTATTTGAGATAATCACCCTTTTAATTATAAACATTATTTGGAGATTTTTATTATGGATGCACTCAATTTTCTTTCTAATGTATTACAAGACTACTGCACATTGCATGATCTTGAATACATTTCAGCAGACGATTTACTGTATGAAAGTTTTCATTACAAGGATGCAGATTGTCACACTAAGTTAACATCAGAGCAAGAAGATTGGTTATCATGTTATATTAAAGTGTGGGATTTAGTTCAAAATGAGGGGTAATTATGCTAGTTGAATTGTCTAAAAATGAGTTACAATCGTTGTGTGATTTTATTACTTACAATAATGATATTGACAAAGAGATTGATAACATCTATGATAAATTGAAAGGTGTTTCTATTGCTTGCACTTGCAAAGAACCTAACTAATTATTATTATGTCAAAGAATATGACTGCAAAAGAGAAATTAATCTTTCTCTTTTCTTTTGTTTGGTGTTTACATTGGGGAACATGTATTTTCTCGAAATTAGTGGATACGGTTATCCTAAATCAGTCTGTCAAAATGTTATCTACTGGTTTTTGAATAAGTATCTACCAAGACATAAGATTAACATCGAAATATTACATCGAGGTCTTAAACGTGAAGGCGTTTATGGTTATTGTGATGTGAACGGTAGTAGTTACAAACCTCGTAACTTTCTGATAGAACTTGATACTTACATGAATAAAGAGTTATACATAAAAACCTTATTACATGAGTTAGTTCACTTAAAACAGTGGGTAATTGGGTCACTAAGAGAGAAACGAGGTAAAACATATTATGATAAAGAGTTAGTTAATAATTATGAATACTTATACCAACCTCACGAGATTGAAGCACGTAAGGAAGAATTAATACTATACGATTTGTACACTAATCATAAAGAAATGTGGACAGTTCATGAAGCTGCACACAAATCCCCCAAACGCTTTCAATTCGTTGTATATTAGAAAAGTAAAGGAAATTCTATTTTTTTATGAACCAAAAACTATTGCGGCAACAAGCATCTGAAGTTATGGAATTAATTGAGGATGTAGTTGAGTATTATTGTGATGATAATATAGTCTCAGGTGAACAAATTTGGTGCATGATTGGTGCGCTATCTGATTACAAACTAGATCAATTTCCATTGGAATTTGATAACGAAGAGGAGGACAATTAACATGTATAAAAGTGAAACATTTGGAAGAATCTTCTGGGTTGATGATGAGAACGATTTCAAATCATGCCCACTAAATGTAGATGGAACTGGTGATTTTACTTGTGAAGATTATGTATCAGAGTGGTCAGATTGGGAGGGAGTTAACTATGAAACTCTCTTTAATATCCATCAGTCATGTGTACTTAATAAGAACAATTACTCAGGATCATTAACAATTAATGGGGTCTAATATGAGAACAATTCATGTTACTAATGACGAACTATATGAGTTCGTTAAGTTATACGATACACTCAGAGATATGG